CGTCTCTAATACACGGCGGTCAAACTGTTCTCTTGCCTCTATGTAGGACATTTCTGCCCGTGATTTGCAAAGGTATAATATTTCTCTTGTGAAGTTTTCTGGGCCTAGTGCAGTGACGTCAGCGTTGAGTCTATCAGATGAACCCCAATAGTCTTTCCAGTCTGATTCTTTGTGTCCACGTCTTTTATTTTTCTTGCCTTTAAGCGGTGGTTTAGTAGTTTTAAATTTGGCTAGTTTCTTGCCTATATATTTTTGCCCAGTAGTAGTATTAGTAATGAGATAAACAAAGCCTTCATATTCGTCTGGTATAGTTTCTATTGTTTTCCCGTTGTAAGTCCACTGCATGAACTTACTTATTGTGTGCCTTTTTTCTCTGCCTCTTTTTTGGCTGTATAGTCTTCGTGTATTTCGTCCATACGTTCTTTTGCTAGTTCACGTATTTTACGCAACCAGCGCCTACTGCTTGCGTGTGTTCTATGTGACTTGCGTGACTCATACGCCTCGTTTGCCTTAAAATATTCCATATAGGCTCTAGTTAGTTTGTCATGAGTATCATCATCTATCATTCTACAACTTCTATATCGTTTTCATAACTAGTAAAGCCGTTTTCTTTAACAACTTTAAGAATTGTGTTTACACGACCTACTAATTCGTCTTTGTGTGAGATTAAGAAAATGTTTTTATCACGTTCACGTGCAATCTTTTTAAGAACACTTAACGCACCTTCGACACCTGCTGTATCCATACCACTATCAATTAACTCGTCAATGAACAACAAGTTAATGTTTTGATATAAACTTTCCCAAACATCACGGAATGCAAACGATAAACCTAGTATTAGCCTGTTACGTTCGCCTCTACTTAGATTATCAAAATCTAAGTCTTGTCCTAGTTGTGTAATTTCTACATTTAAGTCATTTTGAAAAACAACTTGATGCGGCAAGCCTAATTTGTCAAGATAATATGTTAGCCTATTGTTTAAGTATGCTAGGTTTTGCTCAATAATCTTTTTGCGAATGAAACTGTCTTTGTTTGTAAGCAGTTTTAATAAGAACTCTTGATGATCCTTAAGATTATTAAGCTCGTTAACTGCGGTCCAGTCAACTTCTTGTATTGCTTCTTGTGTAAGTTCTTGTATTTGTGCTTCGTAAGGATCAGTTTCCTCGCTCTTACTTATCACAGACTGCTTTAAGTTATCTACGTTGTTTCTATGTTCATATGCTTCTTTAGCAGTTTCATAAAATGTATTAGGTCGTCCATTAAGATCGCCAATTTCGTTTATTGCTTCCATAACTTCTGAAAGTTTTTCACCTACATCTGTTTGATATGCAATAGATTCTTCAAGTTCTGTTGATTTTGCAGTTAAAATTTCTTGTTTTTTATCTTCGTGAAGTGCCTGTCCGCATGTATAGCACGTAGCATCTTCAAGATTTAACACGTCTTGTTCAATCTTTTTAACACGTTTATCGGCTTGCAGTAATGCACCGTCTAATGTGCTTTTTTCTTTATTAAGAGCCGTTAATGCGGTATTTAATTCAGTCCAACTAGCAAGTTTTTCGTGCAGTTCTAGTTCTAATTCAATATCTAAATGTTCTAATTCATCCAATCCTTGCTGTAATTTTGCAAGATCTTGATGTTTTTTAGTATTCCATGCACTTTGTTTAGTTTTTAAACTTCTAATAGTTTCTTGAATATGTGCATTGGCACTATTAATAGCATCAATCTTTAGTGTTTCTGTGGTAATTGCTTCTTTAGTTTCACGTATCTGTTCTTTTAGATTTTCTGCTTTTTCTGAAAGAATAGTAATACCTAATAACTGCTCAATAATAGCACGTTGATCGTTTTGCTTCATAGCAAGGAATGGTTCACTATAAGTATTTAGAGCAACAATATGTTTGAACATATCATGACTCATACCTAGCAAGTCGTTTAGGAATTCTTGTGTTTTACGACTATCGCCTTGCGATTCGTCTTCTTCTTGTTCTTGTTCGTTGATATAAAATTTGAAGAAAGTAGGTGAACGACCTCGTTCAATTCTATAATTAATACCGTCTTTTTCAAAATCAAGCGAAACAACCATACCTTTACTATTAGTTTTGTTAATAAGATTGTTACGTTTAATATTTGTTAGTGCAGTACCGTATAAAGCATACGACAATGCATTAATAATTGTTGTTTTACCAGTACCATTACGTGAACCACTATCGTCTCCGCCTTGGTCTAAGTTTTCGCCTAGTACTAATGTTAACTTTTCTCTGTTAAAGTCTACAGCCTGGGTTTGGTTACCCACACTCATAAAGTTTTTTACTGTTAAGTCTTTTACTTTGATCATTTATAGCTCGTGATATATGTCTAGTAGCATCTTTTTATTAAAGTTATCACTATCGATAGCAGTAATTTCTTTAGATACAATTTCGTCAACGCTTTCAAATGTAGAAATATCTAAATCTGTTGAAATTTCTTCAATTTGCTTTTGCGGAATAAGTGTAATTTCTCTACAATTATGTGTAGAAATATAAGTTTCTTTAATAAACTGTGCTTCTTCGTAACTGATAGGAACATCAATAGTTACACGTAAGTACATTTTAGGTTTAATAATGTCTGCATCTGGATCTAGTAATTTGCTTAGTGTAGTTGTACGGTACTTAGGACAGTTCCACCAGTTAATGTATTCAGGCTCTTTGCCGTTTTCTTTGTCAAGGATCATCATACCACGTTCGTCGTCCCATGCATCTGCATAGTTGTGAGGAAATGCATTACCTATGTAATGTATTTTACCTCTTACTTGACGTTTGTGAAAGTGCCCACTGAATACATATTCTTGATTTTTAAAATGTTCAGCACGTAAATCGCCATGATCAGGCATTTGTACCATAGCATTCATATAGAAACTTGGCAATTCAAAATGTCCAAACATATACTTGGCTTTGATGTTCTCGATACGTTTCCATTCGTCGCCTACAAGCCACGGCACAAGTACCACATCATCTTCTTCGTAGATTTCATCTATTAATGTAATACCTGGAATATGTTTTCCAAATATTGTTGAACTTACATCACGTTTGTCTTTGTAATACAAATCGTGATTACCAACAAACATGTAAAATTTGTCAAACGCTTTGCCTAGTTTTTCAAGACTGCGGATAGTTGCATCCATAGTTGTTAAATTTAACGAGTTACGGTTATGATGCCAATCTCCACAAAAGATACCAGTATCGCATCCGTTAGCTTTTGCCTGTTCGATAAACCAATCTATAAACTCTTCACAGTCGGTGTTGTGTACTTTGCTGTTGCCTTTTAAACCAAAATGTATATCGGTAAAGACTGCTGCCTTTTTAAACAAAATAAGTTCTCCATACTAATCAATAACATAATACTGTCTTTTGCAGTAAAAGTCAACTGTTTTTGGCGTCTTCAGCTTCTTGTCTTTCTTGCCGATCTCTTTTCATAGCATTTTCCCATTCTTGATTATGCTGTCTAGTATAACTTGGATTCATATCGTTCATTTCAAGGATGTCATCTCTGATGTTTTGATTGCGTTTTTCAAGATTAATAACACGTACAAATGAATTAGTGACGGCTGCTGTGTAGTATGCAAACGGGTTATTAGATTTGCTCTCATCAAATTGCAAACCAATCTGTGCAAGTTGTAGTATTGCCTGTCCTCGCATCTCGTCATTGTACGTGTATCCTCTAACATTACCACGAGTAGCATAGCGTTCGCAGAGCTTCATCCACATCTTTGCTAGTTCGTTTGTTGCACGGGCATGTTTTTGACTAAAATATCCGTTCTCCATACCTCCTATCCAGTGGCTTTTACCTATACAAACAAGTTCATCGTTTTCATTAAATTTAAAATGTTGAAAAGGTGGAAAATTTAATTTTACTTTTGTATCTGCAATAGTTTTTGGGTTCTTTTTACGTCCAGGCTCTTCAGGGATATGATCAAACGTCATAATACGAAAAACAAGTTCTTCTTTTGTGATTTTTCTATAGTCAATTTCGCAATCTGCTAGTTTAACTTTTTCACCGGCCTCTTTGCGGGTTTCAAAATCTTGTTGTTGTAATCTTTTTGCTTTGTTCCGTTTTGCTTCTGCAATCGTGCGTATGTTTATTTTTTCAATATTTTCTAAAATTATGTCGTATTGATGATATTCTGGGTCTACAAAGCTACAAAAACTAGATTTTGATATGTGTATTTGTTTTAGTAGATCCTTATTGTTAAGATAGTTCACTTTCCTCATTAAATTCTCCAAGTTATACGTCTATTATAAACTACGCAGTTAATTTTGTCAACTAAATAATGTATATAGGAGAGTAAAAATATGGCGTTAAGTCTTAACAATTTAAAAAACGTAGTTCAATCAAATGCTAAAAACATTGCTTCTGATTTTGAAAATAGAGCTACTACCTTTGCTAATAATTTCGCAAATAATGCATTAGATTCTGCACTAGGTTCTGGGGCAGCTGGTATTTTAAGACAACTTTTAAACGGACCGTCATCTCTACCAACACAAAGAACAACTACAGCAGCAACTACAAATTCAGCTAGTAGTAAAGATTGGCGTGTTAGATTAAGTTTACCTGCGCACATAAACAGTCCGGTAACAATGCAGCCTATTATTGAAACAAATGGGCTGGTGTTTCCTTATACTCCTACAATATTAATTCAGCATACAGCAAATTATGATGCGATGCATCCTATACATAGTAATTATCCTTTCCCACAATACCAGAACAGTCAAATTGAAGATATAGTTATTACAGGAGATTTTTTCTGTGAAAATGCTAAAGATGCGCAATATTGGGCAGCAGCATTACATTATCTAAGATCAGTTACTAAAATGTCATACGGACAATCAGAAAATCAAGGAAACCCACCGCCTGTTGTAAAACTAAGCGGATATGGACCTCATGTTTTTCCTAATGTTCCTGTTGTTGTAAAAAACTTTACAGTTGATATGCCAGCTGATGTTGATTATATAAAAACTTCAGTTGGAGCAAACATTCCTCAAGGTGTAACTACGCCACCAGATCTTGGAGGAGTAGAAGGATATGTTCCAGTACAGAGTCAAGTATCGGTTACAGTAGGACCAGTATACAGTAGAGCACTTACTTCTCAGTTTAGTTTAGATGAATTTGTAATGGGAGGATACTTAACTGGCGGCGGAGGATTTGTATAATGGCAAAGTATGGTTCAACAAGTCCTTGGGGGACAACACCAATTTTAAGAAATCAATATTTAGACGTAATGAAAATTAGACCAGTGCCGGCAAGCGACGATGATGTATTATATGAAATACAACCTCAGTTTACGCATAGACCTGACTTACTTGCTTTTTCAATTTATGGTACTCCAAAGTTATGGTGGGTATTTGCACAAAGAAACATGGACATTTTAAAAGATCCTGTTTTTGATCTTGAAGCAGGTGTTCGAATCTATATTCCAAGAGAAGACAAATTAAAAGACTTTTTAGGTTATTAATAAATGGCAATAAATTTTACTAGACTTACTAATTCGGTAAAAGACTTACCAACGCAACTGAACCGTGTAACAGGTCAAGCAAACGACCTGTTAGGATCTGTACCAGCTCAAGTAGAAAGTTCTCTTAACAATTTAAAATCACAAGCAAGTTCGTCAATAATTTCCGTAACTGATCAGTTCAATGTTGGAGAACAATTAGAATCAGCAGTAGCCGGATTTAGAAATAGTATTCCTACTGATATTCAACAATTAGCTGATATTGAACAGGCTATTTCGCAAGGAGCAGCAGGTCTAATTGCATCAGCATCAGGCTCTGTATTACAAACTGCTACAGTAGCATTAGGACAAACAGAAAATAAATTAAAAGAATACGCAACATACAATTACATTATAACACTTGCTTGTTTAACAATTAACGAAATTAATTTTCCTGATAGTACATATCGAGTTGGTCCACCGAAAGTAACAGTATTAAAATCAGGAGGCGGACTAGGAGCTAGTAAAGCAAAAACAGCATACGAAACTAGTGATTTATCGTTAGAATATTTTATAGACGATTTAGAAATTGAAGGAATTATCGCACCTACTACTAAATCACGTTCAACAAATGCAACAGTTTTAAATTTTACTGTTACAGAACCTTATAGTATGGGATTGTTTTTACAAACACTTATGATTGCTGCTAATAAAGCAGGTCATAAAGATTATTTAAAAGCACCATATGCACTAATAATAGAATTTAGAGGATATGATGATAACGGTAATCCTTTAAACTTAGATAGAACAACACGCAGAGTATTTCCAATAAGCATTAACACAGTTGATTTTGATGTTACAGCAGGTGGTTCTAGATATGCAGTACAAACTAATGCTTGGCAAGAAATTGCCTATAGCAGTGTAGCACAAAGTACAAGAAGCGACACTATTTTGCAAGGCGCATCTGTACAAGAATTATTACACACCGGAACAAACAGTTTAACAGCAATACTTAATAAAGCAATTAGAGAAAAAGACGATGAAGGAAATAGTATTAATAGAGATGAATATGTTATAATGTTTCCAAACCAACTCTCATCAAGTTTAGGAATATCAAATCAAGCAGGAACAAATCTTAGTGACAGAGCATTAATGACCGAAGAAGAATTTTATTCCGCTTGGACTGGTGCTGACACTGAATTGTTTGATTTTGATCCTGACCTTCTTTTACAAAATAGATCAGAAGCATACGAACGTTATATAGAAATTAGTGCTTCAAACAATAATATTTCAGCCGCAGTACGCAGAGCTGCTGATAATACTGAAACAGCTAATCCAATAGGAAAAGGTCAAATTGACAGTGCAATGATAACAGGTGGTGCAGTACCTTTTGGTGAAGAAGCATACACATATGATCAAAGAACAGGCATTTATAGAAGTGACCAAGTAACAATTTCTCGAGATTTTAGAACATTTCAGTTTAAGCAAGGAACTAGGATTGAAGATATAATTGAAGAAATAGTTTTGATAAGTGAGTATGCTCAAACAGCCGCAACACAATTACAAAGTGTTCCTGCAGGTGGAGGAATGATTCCTTGGTTTAGAATACATGCGCAAACATTTTTAGTACCAGATGAAGAAATTAGACGTAGAACCGGCCAAAATCCAAAAATATATGTATATGCAGTTGTGCCTTATCAAGTACATTCGTCAACATTTCAACAAGCATCGCAACCATCAGTGGGCATAGAACAGCGTAAAGCAGCCGCAGCAAAACGATACGATTTTATCTATACAGGTCAAAACGACGATATAATTGATTTTGAAATTAATTTCAATAATGCATTTTATACAGCAATGAGTTCAAACATGAATGGTGCAGGAACAACTAGACTTGCAACTCGTGATTCTGTAACAGTAGATACTGCACCAAGATTTCAGCCAGCAGCAGGAAATGAAGGTGTTGGCAGTGTTAACAGTGACAGATCTGTAACAGAAGTTGCAAATGCAACAGCAACCGGAAATAGTGGCGGCAGTGATGCAGATACACCTGCAATACGAGTTGCTAGAATGTTCCATGAGGCAATAGTCAATAATGACACTGATATGGTTACGATGGAGTTAACTATTATAGGAGATCCTTATTATCTTGCAGACAGCGGACAAGGAAACTATTTTTCTCCACCATCGGGATTTACAGGATACACGTCAGACGGAACAATGGATTATCAGTCGTCAGAAGTAGAAGTTTTAGTAACTTTTAAAACTCCGATAGATTATAATACAGGAAATGGATTAATGATATTTCCAGAAATAGACAATGTTCCGGTAAACGCATTCACTGGCTTATACAAAGTAAACATTGTAAGAAACAGTTTTGCTGGAGGAAAGTTTACTCAAGTGTTAGAATTAATTAGAAGAAACAATCAAGATAGTGATACAAATGTTAGAGGCGGCGGCACCGGCGATAACTCTACTGCTGTTGCTCCATCAGACACTACTGGCAGCGGCTCAGGAGATACACAAACTCCACAACCAGTAATTTTTGGCGGACAGGATATTACTAATACAGGAACAGCACAAGGAACTGGAGCAGGAGCACCACCTACTCCTACTCAACCTACTGCACAAGTTAACACAACATCTCCAACAGTGGAATTTGGTGGACAAACAATCGTTAATGAAAACTTTACTCCTCCGGCTAATAATAATCCGCCGCCTGATGCTAATATTGATGGAGGAGTTTCTTAATGCCAGCAAATACACGACCTTCACGACGATTAGTAGTTTCGAATCCAGGTCCGTACGAAGCGATTGTTGTATCTCATCTTGACCCAAAAAGAATGGGTACACTTCAAGTTGAATTATTAAGAAACAGCACGTCTGGTAACGATCCAGAACGTTCAGGGCAAATAGTTACAGTAAAGTATCTGTCTCCGTTTGCAGGAACAACACCTATATCAGGAAATACTACTACAAATAATTTTCAAGGATCACAGAAATCTTATGGGTTTTGGATGGTACCACCTACAGTTGGAACACGAGTTCTTGTTATATTTGCAGAAGGAAACATTGCTAGGGGTTATTGGATTGGTTGTGTATATGATGCTTATATGAATTGGATGACCCCAGATCCTTGGTCAGGATCTCCGTACAATACTTTTGATCCTAATAGAAAATTACCAGTTGCAGAGTTTAATAAACGTATAGCATCTTCTGCAGGTAACGATCCTACAAAATATATTAAACCTCTTAATAACGATTTTTACACTATACTTGGACGTCAAGGACTTGTAGATGACGATGTTAGAGGTCCTGCCAACAGCTCTAGTAGAAGAGAATTACCGTCAAGGGTTTTTGGGGTAAGCACCCCCGGGCCAACTGATAAACGAGAAGGTGCACCTAAAGGTCCTATAGGACCAGTTGAAGCAAGAACACAAGCGTTTTCAAGTGTACTCGGTGGAAGCAGTATTGTAATGGACGACGGTGATGACCGTTATATAAGAAACAGTTATGCTAGCCAAGATAAAATGGAGTATACAGATCTTGTTGCTAATCCTGAAGCAACTACAGGAATAAAAACGCTACCAAAAGGTGAAATGATGCGATTTAGAACTCGCACAGGACATCAGATTCTTATGCACAATTCAGAGGATTTAATTTACATTGCTAATGCCCAAGGCAGTACTTGGATAGAATTAACTTCTAATGGTAAAATTGATATCTATGCACAGGATAGTGTTAGCATAAGAACACAAAATGATTTAAATGTTAGTGCTGATAGAGATATCAATATGACTGCGTCAAGAGATATTAACTTTAATGCTGGTAGAGATTATAAACTTACTGTTTCAAACAACAGTGATGTTAAAGTTGGCAATGATCATAAACTTGATGTTGCTTCAAATCATGATGTATATGTTGGAGCAACACAAAAAGTATATGTTGGTGCAGAAGGACATTTAGTAGTAGTTGGCGCACACTATATAACCAATCAAACAACGTTTGATATGAGCACTACAGGACAGCGTACAGAGTTTCAAGGACAGTACGATTTACAAACTGGCGGACACAATTATTTCACTTCAGGTGAAAATACAGAAATTGCATCTAGCGGAGACATTATTCAAACAGGCACAAACATTCATCTAAACGGTCCTGCGGCTACTACCGCAGCTCTTGCGAGCGGAGCAGCGCAAGCCGCTGTCGCAGCACCTGCGCTTTGGCCGGTACGTGTACCGGTACATGAACCGTGGCGTGGACATGAACATTTAGACCCTGGAACATTTACTCCTCAGTACACACAAGCAAGCAGTTCTCCAAGCCCTGCATTAAGAGAATCAACACCGCAACTTAATACTAATGCTGACTTAGCAGGATCTGGCGCAGCGCCAGGAGCAACAGTTGCAGCAGCAAACAACACTACTGCCGGATCAAATGCACAAGTTGTTGTACCTGGAGAAGTAGGAACTAGCGGAGCACAACCAGCAAATCCAGTTCCGGTTAACGATTTACAAAAACACTTTTTAAGTGAACTTATAAAAGCAATTGGATTAGACCCTGCAAATGCTCTTAAAACAGCAGATCCTAACAGACTTGCCCCTGGTGAAACACCAGGAAATGCAGAAGCACTTGGTATGGCAATGGCACAGATTCAAGCAGAATGTGGTTTCCGTCCAAGAAGCGAAAACATGAATTATAGAGCAAGTACATTACGTAGAGTATTTCCTAGTCGTGTTAGAAGTGATGCGTTTGCTCAAGAACTTGTTGCAGCAGGGCCTGCTGCAATTGGTAATACATTGTATGGCGGACGTTATGGCAACGCTCAAAATGAAGGTTACAAATATCGTGGTAGAGGGTTGATTCAGTTAACATTCAAAGACAACTATAGACGTTATGGTGGACTAGCTGGAACTCCACAAATTGTTGAAAATCCTGATTTAGTTAATGATCCGGAAATTGCAGTAAAAATTGCTTGTGCATATATTAAATCAAAGTCTATTAGTTGGGGAAGTTATGACTTTGGAGCACTTGGTGAAGAATTCCGTAGAGCAGTCGGTTATGCTAACCGCGGCGGCGAAGAGACACGAAATCGTATTGGATTAGGTAGAGGGTTTGCAAGTAAGATTATTACTGGTGAGCTAGTACCGCTTGCAAGTATTACAACAGAACCTGCAGGCACAAATATTGAAGCAGGTAATAGAGTTGAACCAGCAGAAGAACTTCCTCCACTGCCATAATATAATAGGGTAAATACTGTTATGAGTACACAAGAAAAACGTTTATATAAAGAGGTAACAGTTAGCTCTAACAAAAGACCGTCTCTACCAACACAAAGTAGAGCGTACAAAGGCATCTCAACAGTTAATAAAGAGAATAGCAGTTTTAACTTGTATGACATTGCTCTTATAAAACAGGATATTATAAATCATTTTCATATTCGTGTAGGAGAAAAGTTAGAAAATCCTGGATTTGGAACTATCATTTGGGACGTATTATTTGAACCAATGACAGAAGCTCTAAGAGATGCTATTGCTGATAATGTTACAAAAATTATCAATCATGATCCTAGGGTACAAGTTGAGCAAGTCACTGTAGACACCTATGAAAGTGGTATAATGATAGAGTGTACGCTAACATATTTGCCTTACAATATTTCTGAGAGTATGCGCTTAAAATTTGACGAAGATAATGCTATTTTATCTTAGAGAATTAAGTACGCACTTTTCGAATCATAATAAATACTGTATAATAAAGGAAAGCAAATATGTCCACGACAGATAGACAAAATAGACTATTACTAGCGGAAGATTGGAAACGAGTTTATCAGTCTTTCCGTAATGCAGATTTCCAAAGTTACGACTTTGATAATTTGCGTAGAACAATGATTAATTACCTCCGTCAAAACTATCCGGAGGACTTCAACGATTATATCGAATCAAGCGAATATCTAGCACTTATTGACCTTATTGCTTTCCTTGGTCAAAACTTGTCTTATCGTATTGATTTAAACGCTCGTGAGAACTTCCTTGAACTAGCAGAACGCCGTGAAAGTGTACTACGTTTAGCAAGATTGCTTTCCTATAATCCTAAGCGTAACCAATCAGCAAATGGCTTGTTAAAGTTTGAGTCTGTAAGAACTACCGAAGAAATTTACGATTCAAATGGTACAAACTTATCAGGACAAACTATACTATGGAATGATATTTCAAACCAAGATTGGTACGAGCAATTTATTAAAGTACTTAATGCTGCACTTCCAGCAAACTCTGTTTATGGGCGTCCTGTAAAAAGCAGTACAGTTAACGGAGTTAGTGTTGAACAGTATAGAGTAAACGGTACAAACAGCGATATTCCTGTTTATGGTTTTACTAAAAATGTTGATGGTAAATCAACACAATTTGAAATTGTAAGTACTAACATTGAGAATGGTGCTATTATAGAAGAAGCACCTCTTCCGGGAAATAACTTTGCATTCCTTTATAGAGATGATGGACAAGGAGCAGGTTCTAATAATACAGGATTTTTTGCACACTTTAGACAGGGTCGTTTAGATCAAGGGCAATTTACAGTTACTAATCCTTCAACAAACCAAGTAGTTGCTATTGATGCAATTAATGTTAATAATACAGATACTTGGCTATACAAACTTGACACTATAGGTAGTGAGCAAGAACTATGGACAAAAGTTGATGCTATAGAAGGTAACAACATTGTTTACAACAGTTTAAACAAAAATATTAGAAATGTGTATTCTGTTTTAACAAGAGTAGAAGATAGAATTAGTTTAATTTTCTCTGATGGTACTTTTGGTAACTTACCTAAAGGTAGTTTTAAAGTTTACTATAGAGTAAGCGACAATAGAAGTTTTACTGTTAGTCCTGGAGAGTTAATTAATATTTCAATAACTATTCCTTATCAAAGCAAACAAGGTACAAGCGAAAAACTAACAATAGGGTTAGAATTAAAATATGCTATAGATAATGCAAGCACTTCAGAAACAAGTGCAAGCATTAAAGCAAATGCTCCTGCAACTTATTATACACAAAATAGAATGGTTACAGGCGAAGACTACAATGTTGCTCCTTTAAATATTAGTCAAGAAATTATTAAAGTTAAAAGTGTAAACAGAACATCTAGTGGTATTTCAAGATACTATGATTTGCTTGATGCAACAGGAAAATATTCTAAAACAAACCTTTACGGAAAAGACGGTGTTATCTATACACAAAATTTAACAAGCAAAGAACAATTTACTTTTAATACTAGAACAGACATTGAAGGTATTATTAAGAATCAAATTGAACCTATACTAGCAAATTATAAAATTAAAAACTTTTACTATGCACAATTTTCTAAAATCATAGTGCGTGATCTAGGTGCTAGATGGAATCAAGTAACAAAAGCACAAAACCTTACAACAGGTTATTTAACCGATGCTGACGGAACAAAACTAAGAGTTGCATCTTTTACTGGCTCTACGCTACAATATTTAGAACCAGGGTCTATGTTAAAATTTGTAACACCTGCTGGTTATTTCTTTATGCCAGACGGATCAATAAGACCTGGACAACCTAATATTCCAGGAGCAAAAACATATAAATGGACTAAAGTAATTTCTATAAACGGACCAGGTATTGATAATACAAATACTGGTGAAGGAGCTATTGCACTTAATGATATTATTCCTGGCGGAATTAATGGAGATATAAACTCTGCACCAATCCTACAAGAAATTAAACCTGTGTTTACAACTGAAATAGAAACACAAATAAAAACACAAATTATTGATCAAGTCTTTACATACAAAACATTTGGATTAAGATTTGATTTTAGATCTTCAACTTGGCGTGTAATACTTGAAAATGATCTTGATATTTTATCTACATTCTCAACTGGTAAAAGTGGAGATCAAACAAATCAAAATTTAGATTCAAGTTGGATTTTGTTATTCCAAACAGATGGAGAAACATACACAATTACATATAGAGGTAAGCGTTATGTTTTTGAAAGCGATAGAGAGATTAGATTCTATTACGATAGCTCAGACAAAGTTTTTGATCCTTTAACAAATGAAATTGTTAAAGATAAAATTTCTTTAATGTCTATTAATACTGTTCCAGTTAATGACGGATACGGATTAACACCATTTACTACACCGTTTGATTGGGAAATTGTAAATGAATACAGAGATAACGAAGGTTACGTTGACAGTAAGAAAATTGAAATAGGATTTTTTGATAGTGACGACGATGGTGTAGTTGATGATCCAGAAATATTTGATAATTTTATTACAAACTCTGTTTCTGATAAATTTATATTCCAAAAGAAATATACTACAACAGATAATGTAGAAGATTATAGATATGTTGATGCATTTGATGAAAATATACAAGTTGTTAATACAGAAACTGATATAACAACTAACGGTATTGATAGTTATCCTGCAAATTCTGTTTTTTATATAATTGATACTAATATCTTTAAAGTATATAATACAACTACAGAAGTATTAGAAATTGTTGTAAATTATAGAGCTTATAACGGAAGAGATAAAATCATATTCCAATACGAACATGCTGCTGACGAAAGTAACAGAATAGATCCAAGCAGCTCAAACATAATTGACACTTATGTTTTAACTAAGCAGTATGATACAAAATTTAGACAGTATGTTTCGGGTGCTATTTCTAGCAAGCCAGTACCTCCTACTAGCGACGAGCTTTATGTTAATTTTGGAGAAGAAATTAATAAGATAAAGTCAATTAGTGATGAAGTTATCTATCATCCTGTTAAGTATAAAGTGCTGTTTGGAACAAGCGCATCAGAAGATCTAAAAGCAATGTTTAAAATAGTTAAAAATCCTGATAAAGTTGTAAACGACAACGAAATCAAAGCAGCAGTTATTACAGCAATTAATGAATTTTTTGCTATAGAAAACTGGGAATTTGGCGATACATTTTACTTTACAGAATTAAGTGCTTATGTCATGACGCAAGTAGCGCCAGACTTAGCAGCCTTTGTTATTGTTCCTGTACAAGATAGTTTAACGTTTGGTAGTTTGTTCGAAGTTAAGTCAGAAGCAGATGAAGTGTTTATTAGTAGTGCAACTGTTGATAACATTGAAGTAGTTTCTTCGCTTACTGCTACTAAACTTAAAGCATCTGGAGCAATATATACAGATACATCTAGCATAAGCGGAGGAAACGTTTACTAATGGCTTACGAAAATAATCAGTCTGAGTATCCATTACCAGTTAACGGAGATTCGGGATCTCGCAAAAGCGAAAAATTTCTCCCAAGATACTTTAGAACAGAAGTAAACAGTAAATTTTTACAAGCAACATTGGACCAGCTAACACAACCAGGTGTTGCTGAAAAACTTAATGGGTATTACGGAAGGAAAATTTCTAAAGCCTATAGTGCATCAGACAATTATGTCGGTGATGTATCTACTCAACGAGAAAACTATCAACTTGAGCCAGTTACACTTATTAAAGACAATCTTGGAAACGTTACATTTTTAAAAGATTATAATGATTACTTAAACCAAATTAAAAGTTTTGGAGGAAATGTAGAAAATCAAGAAGTTTTAAATAGACAAGAATATTACACTTGGAATCCGCACATTGATTGGGATAAGTTTTCAAACTTTAGAGAATATTACTGGTTACCTTATGGACCGCAAACAATAAGAGTTGCAGGTCAGGAAAGAGGTATAGAAAGTACTATTAAAGTTTCATTATTTGATAATTTAGATAATGTTGGTTATATTTTCTCTTCCGATGAACTAGTACAAAATCCTACACTAGTATTGTATAGAGGACAAACTTATACGTTTGAAATTGATACTCCAGGAAATCCTATTTCATTTAGAACAAAAAGAACCTTACAAGATGATTTCAACTATAACGATGGTGTTAGTGTTCAAAGCGTCGAAAAGGGAACTATTACATTTGAAGTAGATCCAAATGCTCCAGAAGCATTATATTATATTGCAGATAATAATATTAACAATAGTGGATTAATTCAAATTAAAGACATTGAAGAAAATACAGAAATCAATGTTGAAAAAGAAATTTTAGGAAAAACAAAATATAAAACGGCATCCGGAATACAATTTTCTAACGGAATGAAAATAAGATTTGTAGGATTAGTAACTCCAGAGATTTACAGCGAAGGCGATTGGTATGTTGAAGGTGTTGGAGAAAAGATACAACTTATAAAAGAAACTGATCTTGAAATTCCTGGACCTTATGCTGAAAATAGAGAAATACCGTTTGATACTAATGAGTTTGATAGATTACCATTTGAGACAGCAAGTGGATATCCAGGTGTTCCAGATTACATCCTAATAAATCGTGCAAGTAAAGATGGAAACATGTGGTCTAGATATAATCGCTGGTTCCATAAAGATGTTGTTGAACAATCAGCATTGATTAATGGACAAACAATTAGTGCAGATCAATCTCAACGTGCAACAAGACCAATTATTGAATTCCAAGCCGGCACAAAGTTGTTTAACTTTGGATCTAAAAACAAGACTAACGTTGACTTGATAGATACATTTACAAAAGATATTTTTTCAACTATTGAAGGTTCTCAAGGATACAACATTGACGGAATAGATTTAGTAGACGGAATGAGAGTTCTATTTGTTGCTGAAGAAGATATTAGAGAATCTGGAAAAATATATAAAGTAAAATTTATTACTCAACGAGGCATTAGACAGATTAGTTTAATTGCAGAAGAAGATTCAGAACCGTTAGAAAATGAAACAGTACTATCTCTTAATGGAGTAGAGTATCAAGGTCGTATGTTCTACTATGATGGAACTAAGTGGCACCTAACACAAGAAAAAACAAAAATAAATCAACCACCATTGTTTGATTTATTTGACAATAACGGTTTTAGTTATAGTGATACTTCTGTGTATCCAAATAGTGATTTTACTGGAAATAAAATATTTTCTTATAGAGAAGGCACAGGCACTAACGATAGTCAATTAGGTTTTCCATTATCATATAGAAGTATTGAAAATATTGGTGATGTAGTATTTGACTTTGATCTTGTAAACCAAGATATTACATTTACAAATGAT